GCGTAGAAAACTGCGTAATCTGTGCTTCAAAATGATCCCGATAACATTGAAGCACAGATTACGCAGTTTTCTACGCTACTTCAGCTTGACCGGAATGGCCGCATGGACGTGGACATGCTTCTCGAATTGGCCGCGAGTGCCATCAATCCGGTTGTTGCTGACTCCATTCTCCGCCCTGCTGGGCAAGCAGCCGACCAAATCACGAAGCAGGTCACGGACGACCTCTCCAAGATTTACGCAGGCATCGAAGTTGGTGCGCGTCCGAACGGTGCGCAAATCGCGATGCAGGTGATCCAGTCTTACGTTCAACAGCCTGACGTTAGCCAGCGTCTACAGAACGATCAGGCGTTCCAGACCCGCCTCCAGAAGTACGCTCAGCAGTACCAGTTCCAGATGACGCAGGCTCAGAACGCCCAGATTGGCCGTATCGGTACGGCTCCCGCTGCAATGGGAGATACCAATACGCAGGCCATGCAGCAGACTCCTAGTTACTAATGCAAAAGCCAGATAACCTAGATAGCCTCATCCACATTGACGCATACGTTGAGTTCCTTGATGGAATCTACGCTTTGCGCGAATCGCTGATTCAACAGCTTCACGACGTATCCTCCGACCGCATCCAACAGATTAGCGGTCGAATCCTCCAATGCGATGACATCCTCCAGATGGGTGGATATGATCGTATTGTTTCTCGTAGAGGGTAACGTAGCCCCTTTTTCTTAAAGGGGCCGTTGTTCGCTGTGTCGCTCCGAAAACCGCGACAGACGAAACGTGAAATAAAAGAAACCCCTAAAAGAAAGGGGGAGTGTGAGGGGGATTTTTTCGTCATGTCAAGCCTATTCGACATGGCACCTAATTTTCTCTGTTAGCTCCATAGTGGGTCTTTTCTAAAGCATGGTATATTCCCGCTATCGCCAACGCGAGGCGTTAAAACGCGGAAAACCAACAATGTCTGAAGTAGCTACGTCCGTCGCCGGGGACGCTAAACAGTCGGTGGTCTCAGAAAAGTCTAATATGACAGCGAGCCAATACGCGGTTCGCCGTCTTGGTGAGTTGAAGGTAAAGCCAGATGGTGCTCTGAATCCTCGTTCTGAGGACTCTGCCCAGAAGGCCGCATCCCAACCCATCAGCCAATCCGCGCCAGCGGAAGAGGAACAGCAAGAGCAGGCGAGCAACGACCAAGCTCAGGCTGAACCGAATCCGACGGGCAAGGACGTTCCTTCACAAGTTGAACTCTCGGAACTAACCGACGAGGAAATCCAAGAACTCGCTCAGAAAGGCAAGTCTGGCCTGCTCAAGCGCATTGCGGAACTTACAGCCAAGCGAAAGCTAGCCGAGGAGAAAGCAGCGCAGTTGGAAGCCTACATGGCCCAACAGCAGAACAACAAGCCCCTTGAGCCGAAGGTCGAGAATAATCCCTACGCCAGCATCTCCTCTATGGAGGATCTTGGGAAGAAAGCCCAAGAGGTAGCTGATGTTGTTGAGTGGGCAGAAGATATTCTGGATCGTGCTGAACACCTCGGCTTTGAAGATATTGCCGCAACGGTGGATGGGCGCGAACTGACTAAGGCTCAGGTAAAGGAGACTCTCCGCAATGCCCGAAAGGCACGCGATAAGTTTCTCCCAGCGCAGAAAAAGGAGATTGAAGCTGGCATCCAGCGCAAGGGTCTCCGTTCTGCTTTCGAGCAACAGGCGGTCAAGGAACTTGAGTGGCTTGCCACCCAAGAAGACAATGACATCAAACGCCAGTTCTTTGCGATGCTTAACGATCCGCGCCTTAAGGGCATGGAAGAAGCATTGCCGGATGTCGCTCCTCAACTGCCCTACATCTTGGCCCATGCTGCCAATTCGATGTATGGCCGTAAGTTGATTCCGATGGACAACAAGCCCTCTCCCAAGTTGACGCCTCCCGGCTCTCCTTCCGCTACAGCGGCTGCGGGTGATCGGACGCCTTCTTCGGGTGAGCGCAACGTAAAGGAAGTGTCTAAGCGGTTGGCGGACTCAGGAAGCGTTAGCGACTTCATCGCCCTTCGTGCAGCACAACTCTCTAAACGTAAATAACCTACTACTACAATGGCTTTTTCCAATACTTACGATACGGCTAATCCGGGTTCCGCGGTTTCTAATCGCGAAGACCTTCTCGACGTCCTGACGATCCTCGCTCCCGAGGAGACTCCGGTTCTCTCTTCCGCTGCTAAGTCCAAGGCGTCCGCTACCTTCGTGGAGTGGACCGTTGACAGCCTCTCGGCTCCCCAGACCACGGGCGTTGCCGAGGGTAGCGATGTCACCGTCTTCACGGACAAGTTCGCTAACCGCGCTCGTCTGGGTAATTACATCCAGAAGTTCCGCCGCGACTTCATGGTGAGCGACCTCCAGAACGCTGTTGATAGCGTTGGTCCCGCCAAGATCGCTCAGGCTGAAGCGAAGGCTGTCCGCGAGATCAAGCGCGACATCGAGGCCACCCTGTGCTCCAACAACGACCGTACTGTTGAAGATGGTGCTGGCACGGCTTACGGCCTGCGCGGCCTCGGCGACTGGATTGACTCGGCTGGTCCGGCGGACGTTCCCGCTGCCTACCGTACCCCGGCTGGCTCCATCCATGGTTCCGGCACGTTCAATGAGACGGTGTTCAACAACCTCATCACCTCGATCTACCGCGTCACGGGTACGTCGAACGGTCTGACGCTGGTTGCTGACACGGCTCTCCGTCGCGTCATCAGCGACTTTGCTCGCACCTCGGGCAGCACGGACTACTCGGTTCGTCGCGTGGCTTATGAGGGCGGCGAGGCTTCGATCAAGCTGTCGGTTGAACTCTATGAGTCCGACCACGGCATCGTGTCCATCGTCAACATGAACCCGGACTGCGCCCCGGACACCACAAACAAGGACACGGGCTACCTCGTCAATCCGGAGTTCTACGGTGTTGCGGAACTCATTCCGCTCGGCTCGACCCGCCTGCCGAATCTCGGCGGTGGCGAGCGCGGCTATGTGGATTGCACCCTGACGATGCTGGTGAAGCATCCGGGTGCGCATGGTAAGATCACCACGCTCAGCTAAACACTAACTAGGAGTCTACTCACATGGCTAAACTTACGATTAACGAAGCAGCGGCGGGCTTCACGCACAAGGTTGCGTTTGATTACGTCGATCTCCAGCGTTCTGGATTCCTTAGCACCATCGGTGCGGCGAACCAGTTTAAGGCTGGCAAGCTCGGGGCTGGTGGCATCATTGATACCGCCGTCCTCTATCAGGTGGTCGATCCGGCTGGTGCGACCAACCTCACCATCGACTTCGGCGTTACGGGTGCTGACCCGGATGAGCTGATCGACAATGGTGACGTTGATGCGCTGACGAAGGTCATCTGGAACACGGGCGATGCCTTCGTTGGCACCGACTCGGGTAGCGCGACGACCTCCAATGTGGTGAATGGCTACGCCAACAACACGGCGTCTGCGGTTGACCTGTTGGTTGAGTTCAACGGCACGGTTGCTGACCTCACGGCTGGTAGCTGGGTGCTGGCTTGGCGTCAGATGGAAGTCCCCACCTCGTAAAGACTTCTTGTGTTAGAATAAGCCACCCTCTTAACTGGGGGTGGCTTTTTTATGCACATCAAAGTAGCTTCACCCGAAATTACACGGGAAGAAATCGATAACGAGCTTCGTAAAGAAATCATCCGCAGCCTAGATTTTGAGAAGGCTACGGAGGCGGAGCGTGTTAATGTAGCTAAGGCGCAGGCTTCTCTAATGAAGGGCCACAAGGCCATTCCCGGTTTGGGTAAGTGTGTGGGCGTTATGCCTGCTCGCGAGTACTTCCGGCTAGTGACGAAGTACGGCCATGAGACGGTGCATAGCCGCGAGTTCATGTCCTATTTCAACAAGAAGATGCCAGAGCTTTCGCCCAATAAAGCGTAATGACCAACCGCACCTACACCGACCTGTTCGACCTTATCGAGTCCCTTGCGGGCGTCGATGAATTTGCGCCTACGGAATCCACGAAGATTCTGGCGATGGCCAACAGGCGGCTGCGGCAAGCCTATGACTCTTGCGATGTCTGGCCGCGCTATATGCGGTTGGATGCTCGCCCTGCCCCTAATGGCATTGTGCCGTACAGCTACGATTCTGCTAACGGCACCCGCATGGCTTCCTCCGCTACCCGCAGCGGGACCACCGTTACCTTCGTTACGGGCGGTGTGGACTTCGATGTTGTAGTGGGACAAAATGTCACAGTGTCTGGGCTAAGTGGTAGCAGTAACCCAAACGGCACATACTCAATCACTTCTGTTGATGGGCAGACCGTAACCTACGAACTGGCCTCTGGTACAGGCACCGAAACCTACACAGGCACGGGACTACTTACCCCCGTTACGATGCCTGACGTAGAAATCTTTATGCGCCTGCATGACCGCAACCCCGTGCAGGGTGTTGGCGGCTGGGAATACGACTTCTTTGTTGATAGCAACGGAGCCAACATTGTTGGCAACTATCCTGAGCTTGATGGCTTCTTTGTTACTTATAAAGCTATTTGGGATGGTCCTTATACGACGGCATCTGCTAACATTCCTCAAGAGTGGTTCTATTACGCCGCACACGCCACCTATGCAGATTTCCTTCGTATGGACGGTCAAGTGGACAAGGCAATGGCTGAAGAGGCTGTTGCGCAGATGTACCTCGACACCGAACTTACCAAGGCTGGTCAGCAGCGTAATATGAACAACCTGTTCCGCCGCATCTCTACCTACACCTCACGCCAGTTCCGCTAAACATGAATAACTCACTCGTAGTCAATCTCTACCCCCAGCCGACTGGCGAAG